TTAGCTCGTCGCCGTCACTGACTGCGCGGCGCACTCAGCCGTCGGCGGGTCGATGTCCGTCTTCCAGTATCCGCCTTCGCGGATGTCCTGGCCGTCCGGCGGCCCGTCCCCGTACGGCCCATCCCCCCACTGCGGGTTGGTGCGTGAGAAGCCGTTGAGTCCCGGCTGAGCAGCGGCAGCCTCGAAGGTGTTTGCCGCGACCTGCCAGATCGTCATGGGATACACGAAATGCACCCAGGGGAACGTCGCATCCTGTCCCGAGCCGACGCCGTGCTCCGTCCAGAACTCGAAGGCCACGGCGGGCTCGTCCTCGTCGCAGGCGAGAGAACTCGGATACGCGAGTCCCACGACGTCAGCGGCATCTACGATCGTCTCCGCCCCGAGCATGAACGCCTCCATCTGAGGCTCCAATGCGGTGTCCTGGAAGGAGAACTCCCACCAGTTGAAGGTGTCGGCGAACTTCTTGCGCGCGACCGCGCAACCGCAGCCGTTGCGCACGACGATCGAGTTCCCAGCCTCGATGTTCGGGGTGACGGTAACGGTCAGCGGGAGATCGGTGATGTAGGCGTTGGTGCCCGCGATCACGTTCCCGCTGGCGTCAACCCTTGTGATTCGCGCTCGGCACAGGCCGAACGACACGCCACAGTTGACAGCCATCTAGTTCTCCTTTCGGCCCGTGCTTATCACGGCGTCCAGTCGATGAGCACGCCCGACTGTAGGGACGTGTCCCAGATTGCGAGGGCGTATCTCTCTGCCCTGTAGGTCGCAGTGTTGTCCGCCCGATCCACGAACTCGGAAACTTCGGTCGTAACGGCGTCGGCCAAGTACACCTGCACCGGGCCGGTGGCGAAGGCCCACTCCTGCCCCACCGTTGGGTCGGAGCCGGTCAAGCCCACGGGATCGGTGTTGATGTAGCCACCACCCGAAGCAACAGGGGTTCCGTTGGGAGTCCTGAGCACGCCGTCTGTCTCCAGCGCCTCGAACTCCCAGGCGGCCACGGTTCCAGGAGTCGCGTGGATCATTCCCGCTCGCCCCGTCTGGCCGATGGCGTTCTCCAGGAAGCGAAGCCCGACTTCGGGAGTGACCGCGACCCCACCGAGCTGCGTCAGGTTCGTGTCCCCGAAGAAGGGGTTGGTCGAACCGGTGACGCCCTGCGCGAGCGCCTGCTCGACGGCGAACGAGATCGTCGCTTCGAGTGCCACTTCCGCCCGCCGAGCGAACTCCTCCGGGTCGGCCGTGATGGTCGAGCAGGTGAAGGGCAGGTAGGCGACGAAGGCGTCGAAGCGGGGCTGATCCCATTCGCTCGTGGAGCCCTTCGTACGGAAGGTTCCCGTCGAGCACGGCTCCCACAGCGAAGGCGTGTCCACGGGATAGCCCCATACGTTGACCCCGTTCAACCATCTCCCCGCGCCTTCCCGCAGCACGCCGGGAATGGACAGAAGCCGGTACTCGGGCGCGACGGGGAGGGGGCCGTCGAGATCGAGAGCCGGGCCTACCGCCGTGACGCTCATCTCTCTAGCCCCCTTCCCTCATTCAGCTAGTCGCAGGTCCGGGAAGTCCCGTCAGGCGGGAAGTTCCCGTTGGCGCAGATGTCCGTGGTCTCCCAGTAGCAAGCCTGGGCGGGAGCGATCCGCACGAGATTGCGGAAGCGCTCCCCGAACACCTGGAAGTCGTTGGTGGCGTTGAGAGTGGAGTCCCTGACGATGCCGAGCTCCAGGACTCCCATGTCGATCCCGAGGAACGCACCCTCGGGGTAGAGCGCCCACTGGATCGTGTCCGGGAAGGCGTCAAGGGCCGCGGCTGCCTGAGAAGCATCCGGCACCTGATCGGTGCCAGCCGCGAAGTTGCCGTCCAGGTAGTAGACGGGGTCGATCCCGGTCGAGCGCAGGTAGGCATCCACGTCCGAGCGCGTCTTGTAGCGGTCGAACTGGTTCTGAATGGCGTCCAGAACGAGGATGTCCAGCACGACGACGGGCAGGAGCGCCCGAAAGCGTGCGCCCGCCGGCATGCGCAGTCGGCCCCTGATCCCGAACATGGACTTGGTGATCGCGTCCACGAGGTAGATGAGGGCTCCGAGTGTCTCGGCGCCGGAGGTGACGTTCACCGACAGCGCCTTGATCCGCTCCAGCATGAACATCTCGCTGGTGGACGAGAGCGCCGCCATGGTCAACTCGTTCTCGTGCGCGATCTTCTCCGGCCAGGCCCTCGCGTTCAGGTTCCCGTACTCGCGGCAGTGCGCGAGAATCTGCACCGCCGTCTCCGTGTACTCGGGACAGGTGAGGTCCTGACAGGATTTGGTCGCGAACGTTCCACCGAGGGCGTCATCCGCCTCGGAGATGGAGGAGATGGCCGTGGTGATGTCCCCGATCACCGTGGACTCGGGGATATTGACCGCACCCCGCCTGGCCGCGAAGACCGGCAGCGAATCCCACACCGGCTCCGCGTCGGTGGCGAAGTTGACCATCGAGTAGAAGGGCTCCGCAGGAGCGCACAGCCCGCCGGATGCGGTCAGGCTGTAACGCCCAACCCCGCCGGGAATGCCCTCCACGATGACCTCGCGGATCTTCGCCTCGTTAGCCGGTCCGTCGGAATCGAGCAACCGCTCCTCCGGGAACTCGAACGTCGCCCGCGCGATCTTGTGCTCAGGGCCGCCGAAGCGGAACTGGCCCGGGGGATGGATCTTGGGCATCGGGCCGTGGTGCATGGCCGTCGCCTTCACCATCTCCGCCAGCCTCAGCGGGTCAAGTGGTCCCTGATAGTCGTGCGCGAGATCGCCGGCGGCGACCAGGGCCGTTCCCTGCGGCTCCTCGGACTTCGGTGTCCGCTCCGGCGAAGGAGCGGGAGGCTTGCGTGAGTAGCGAACCACGCTGGCGGTTACGGCCGCGGTCGTCTCCGTCTCCGCCGAAGCCATCACGAGCACCGGCTCCTCCACGGGGGTCTCTGTCTCGGGCTCCACTTCGGCCACTAGCTTGACGGTCTCTTCCTCTCCTTCGGGCTCCGCAGGCTCCTCGGGAGTGGGCTCCTCTTCCTCTGCCTTGGGAGCGATCTCCGCCGCCAACTCAGCCTTCTTCGCCTCGAACGCCTCGTGTGCCTCGACGCGAACCTGCGTTTCCGCACGTAGCGCCTTGATCTGCTCGACGCCCTTCTCGTACTGAGCGATGATCGCCTCAGCCGAGAGTTCGCCGAGAAACTCCTTGTCGTCGGCGTTGATCAGCTCCGCTGCCGACTCATGCTCCGCCAGGAGGGAGGCCAGCTCCTCGTCGGAGAGGGCGTTCAACTCCCCTGACATCTCGGGAAACAGTGAGGGATCCATTCAGGACTCCTTGATAGACGTGACTTATCACGTCGGAACCCTTGGATCCGGCTCACACGGCAACGCTTCGCTCCCGTGCTGCGCGCAGTGTAGACGATTGGCTGGACTTACCAGTGCCATGTTGTATAATGGAGCCATACCGCCAAGCGTGTGGCGTGGGCTATCTCCACAGGCTCCGGGGCAAAGCAGGAGAAACGCTAATCGGGGGTGCGCCTGCCAGAGAACGGTGATGTATCCCGAAACGTCTTCTAGGGATGACTCGGGAGAAGCGGGGAGATACCCACCCCGAACCGCCAAGTATCTGACCCTCCGCGACTTTACCAGTCATAGGCAAGCGCGTCTTCGGCCAGATGGAGCGCCACCCGCCCTGGATCCTTGCCCCACGCAGGTTGCCGCCCGATCACGCTTGCCTCCATGTCTGGGTGCTCGACGAGCGAAGGACAGGTGGCGCGGATCTCCTGCTTCGTCGTCATCATCCACCGCCCCACGACCGCATCGTCACTTCGCGGATTCGGCTGGCCGGGGAGCTTCGCATTCTGCGCCCAGGCCATGAACTCCTGCGCCTTGGCTCGCGGCCAGAGCACAGCCACCACAGGCACGAAGTCGCGGATGAAAAGCGTCACGTAACGGCGGTTTGCCTTGAGCGCTTTCGTCGCGTCGGTGGACGTTCGTCGCGGCAACCGAGCGAGAAAGAGACACACCGGCACGTCGTTTGCCGCCGCGATCTGTTCGAGCGCTGGTACAAAGTTATGACAAAGTTGTGCATCGTCCTGGACGACGAGCACATGATCTGTATAACTCGGCAAATCGCTGAGACAGCGCTTGTATCCATCCCAGGGAGAAGGCGGATCAGAGGAATGCGTGATGACTTCCGTAGGAAGCGGGGCAAGCGCTTCCAGAAGCGGCGGGATCAGATACGCGCGAGAGGGATGATGCTGAATCCGTGCAGCTAGCGAGATCGGCACGCGGGCATGTTCGGGTAGCGCCGGCAGACTGCTCGCTTCACTCGCGCCTCCTCGGGCTTGCCAGCCGAGCGAGCGAGCGTGTTCGCGGCATGGGCGCGGTCATGGATGGGATAGGCGCGCTCCTCCGGGATCGCAAAGGCCCCCTTGGACAGTGCCTTCCGTTTCTTGGAAGTCAGCACCGCCGCTGTCAATCCTTCCCGTGCCAGGGCTTCTCGGCGGCGGAGGTAAGTCAGCCGATCCATGAAATCCTCTGCGACTGGGCCGGTGAGGATGAGGGCGGTGACTTCCAGACCACCATCGGCCGAGGCTGCCAGAGCAAGCTGTGATCTCGTGACGGGGAAGCCTGGTACCGGAACAGCCAGCGAAGCCACGAGCTCCAAGTCGCCCTGCCGGAGCAATCGCCAATCGCCAGACGGAGGATTCGCGCGCAAATCACGAAGTCCCTCCGGGCTCAGATCGGAACGTATCGCTCCCGAAAGCCAGACCCCATGCTGCCCGTCCTTCGCTCGCACGAAGGCTCCTACCGAGCCCGTATTGTCGTAATGGCGTGCGGCAGCTCGAAGGTCGGCAGTAAGTGGAGCGTGCCCGGTGTCGAAGGTCAGCCGACCCACGGGAAGCATCTCACCTTCGGCTGTTTCGATCATTCCTCCCGCGTAGAACTGCTCGTAGTTCACCTGCGAGCGGGGAGCCTTGATGCACTCCGAGTAGGTCCCGTTCAGAAATCCACGGTGACAGGTGTCCCACAGGGCCAGATGTCCGAAGACCTGACCTTCCTGTGAGTAGGTGAGCGACGTGGGACTGGCCTCCGGCATCTCAAACCATTCCTTCGGAGGGGCAATGGGAGCCACGCCCTCAATGCTAGCCCGCCGCGCCGACGGCTCGTTCGCGTACAGCGCTCGCTGATGCTTGAGCGCGTCCGAGCGCGAGGCGTGACAGCCGCCCTTGATCGGAGTAGTCTCGCCCTCCTTCACGACGCACCAGTTGTCGCCGCGCTTAGCGATGGACCATGGCATCCGATGTCTCCTTCGCCTTCTCTACCTGCGCGATGAAGCCCGCTGGTAACTCCGGTTGCCGTGACTCGTACAGGGTGCGCGCCGCGTAGACCTCCAAGGTCTGTGCGAGAGATTCCGCCTGCGCCGTCTCGAAGCCCCATTCTTCGAGCAGCGAGCGATAGCCGGCCGCGCCACCCTTCACGAGCTTCAGAGGATCGACCACCTTCTCCGGCCCGAGCACGGAGGCGATCAGCGGCAAAGGAATCCCCGGCGCTATCGAGTCGTCGTTTCGCCGGATGCGTACGCCGGCAAGCTCGCGGCAGCGGTTGAGCGCGAGCGCGGCGGCTCCCAGGATTTCAGCGGAGGCGGTGCGTGACTCTTGTCGCGATGTGAGCCTCGTCCCAGGATCAGCGGGACCTTCCTCGGGAGAGTTTCCATTCGCCTGCGCCAGCGGCCCTCGCTGGGGAATGACGAGTTCCCCACCTTCGAGCTCGATCGGCTGACGCAGCTTGAGGGAGGCGAGAAATTCCCGCTCCTGCTCGGTCGGAGCCATCGACTCGGGGATGCCCTTGAGCACGCGGTAGCCGGGGAAACCGATGGCGATTCGATCGATAGCCTTGTCCGCGTCCTCGGTGCGGTCGGGTGAGATGACCACCTGCGAGTCATCGACCCCCACCACCACGCGATTCCAGCCTTTGTAGCCGTCCTCCTCCAGGCCCCGGCGCAGATATTCCTCGGAGAGATCATCCGCGAATTGCTCCGCCTTGGGGATGCCGTGCGAGCGCCACATATCGTGCATCACCTGTTTGGCCGTCCAGTGGTTCGCGTCCGTCATCCCCAGCAGAGCCTCGGGGGGCATGTCCATCCCCAGTGCCATGCGCTTGATCGCCTCGAATCGAAGATCGCGCTCCAGATAGTCGGTTGCCGGATCGTGCAGTGCCACCCAGCGCACCTGTTCCAGGAATTCACCCGCCCCTTCCAGCAGAAACGGAACTTTGGACTCAGGTGCGGCGGGATTCTCGATCTGCGCTTGAATGTGCTCGATGAAGTCCGCCAGAAAGATGTTGTTCTCTGCATCCTCGTCCCCGAGCGGCTCGGGCCGATTAGGCGAAAGATCCGAAGGGATCACCAGCATCCCGTTCGTTTTACGCGTAGTTGCCGTCCCCATTACCGAGGAGGTGAGAACGAGCAACTCCTCGCAGACGTCCATGATGGCGAAGATGGGAGAGTCCGCCTCGTCCGAGTGCCGGGGATGCGGTGTCCACATGCGGTAGGCAACACCGACGTCGGCTGTTTCTTTCTTCTGCGCGTCCAGACGAACGGCGACTCCATCGTCTCTGATCTTGACCTCGTCCTTCCACAGGAACTTCCAGCGTTCGTCCGGTTCGTCGAGGCGATAGCCGAAGAGGACGCCCTCTCCCGTCACCGTTTGCAGTAGGCCGTAGCGATACTGGATCTGTGAGCGTCCTCCGCCGGGATCCTGGATCTTGTTCAGACGCTCGACCGGTGCTCCTTCAGTGATCTCGGTGATCTTCCCGTTCTCGTCCAGAATCGCCGGGAAGTAGCGAACTCGCGACATCATGCGTGCGAGGAAATGACAGACGAAGTGCAGTTCCGGGATCTGGTCGTAATATTCCAGCGCCCTGTGTTGCTTGGGCATCGTGAGGCGTTTGGAATACGCGGATTCGCGTGCGCCGAGCTTGCTGGCCGAGGACGTCAGAGCACGGCGCGGTTGCCGCCGTGTCGGTAGCGCCACCTACTGCCTACTTGCCCGGAGGGGGTTTCTCTTTGCCCTTACACCCGCAACGAAATCGCATGAGCGCGATTGTAGACGGAGCCTAAGACGCGAGCACTTTGTGTGCTGCGACAACGGCCGCCGAGAGCATGAAAGGCACGGCCACGATCAGAGTCGTCGCGGGCCACAGTTCCCATGCGCCCCACCACGCAAAGGCCACCCACAAGCCGAGGCAGTAGGGACATTCCAGGAACTCACCCAGTGTCGCCCGATACTTGAGCGGCGCCGGATCTCCCTTCTGCCACGCCTGTCCGGTGCGTGTTACGTAACGGCGCGGCCGGTCGAGCAGGTCGTCCTCGCCCAGCAAGTAGAAGACCCGCCAAGCCGCAGCTGCGAGCAGAATCGCCTCCCACCAGTCGGGAACGCTCACGCCGCCACCGCCCCTTGCGCGTCGAGCGTCTTGACCCAT